CATCATCTAGCGCCCAGTCACAAGCTCGCAATTCTATTAGTCCAAGAGAATCGATTAGCAACCTTGTCGGATCAGCAGTCAATTTTGGAGAAAGAGTTGCTGGTGATTTTGGTAGAGCTGTGGTAGAAGAAGTTGTAGATGCAACTGGCTTTGGTAGGTTGCTAAGAGGTGTTAACTTACCGTTATTTGGCATGCCAAATGGCGGCGGGTTCTTAGAAGGGTCGTGGGGATCTGAAGGAGTCGATGATTGGAGAGTGAGATTATCAATTCCACCTAATTTCAATTTACCTGGACCTCTTGGTTCAAAATTAGCCGAAACAAACGGCTTAATTTGGCCTTACACGCCCTCAATACAGATTAACCATTCTGCAAATTATGGTTCTATGCAGCCTACACATAGTAATTATCCTTTTCCGGTATACCAACATAGTCAAGTACAGGCTATTACTATAACAGGAGACTTTACAGTAGAAAATGCAGATGAAGGAATATATTGGATTGCAGCCGTACACTATCTAAGAGCTGTTACTAAAATGGCATATGGTAATACAAGTCATCAAGGGTCTCCTCCTCCTGTAGTGAGACTAAATGGTTATGGAGACTTTGTGTTTAAAAATGTACCTGTAGTAGTAGCTCAGTTTTCAGTTGAATTGCCTAATGATGTTGACTACATACATGTACCTAATGTAGGCCCACAAGGAACATACGTGCCTACAAGATCACAAATATTTGTAAATGTACAGCCAACATACAGCAGACGAGCAGTACATACATTTAGTTTAGATAAGTTTATAGCTGGTGGGTATGCAAATAGTAATGGAGTAGGATTTATTTAATGGCAAATTATAATTCTAGTAGTCCATATTACAAAACTCAATATGTACAAAATCAATATTTAGGAATTCTAAATATTAGACCAGTTCCAGCAGAATCAGACGATGTGCTGTATACAGTTGAAGTACAATATACCCACCGTCCTGACCTACTAGCATATGACCTTTATGGAGACAAAAACCTTTGGTGGGTTTTTGCACAACGTAATATGGATATTATTAAAGATCCTGTTTATGATTTAGAAGCAGGAATACAAATTTATTTGCCTAAAGGCGAACAATTAACAAGAGTACTCGGATTATAAAATGGCATTTAAAGCTCAGAATTTTGCGGAAAGGTTAAGAGCAGCTGGCAGAAGCATAGAAGATAGAGCTTCAGAAGCAGCATCAACAATAGCAAATAACACTGCTAATAGTGCAAATATCAGTGTAGATAGTGTTGCTAGTGCAGTAACAGGTGCTACCTCACAGATTACAGGTGCAACAGTAGATCTAGCAAATAGTTTAAATGGGTTAACAGGACAAAGTATATCTGATACAATAGGTAACCTTGCAAGAGGAGCAGGACAAAATTTTATATCTGGTTTAGTGGGAGGAATTCCCGGCATAGGGGGTACTTTGCTGTCAGCACTAGGTCTCTCATTAAACGGTCAAGGTACAGTAGCTAACGAATTAGATCAATTTGCAAGTTATAATTATATTATTACATTAAGTTGTTTAACACCGTTTGAAGTTAATTTTCCTGCATTTACTTACAGGCAGCGAGAACCTATGATAACGATATGTAGGTCTGGCGGCGGCCCACTAAGAGGATCTAGAATAAGCGTAGAAACAGGCGGCAAAACAGAATATTTTATAGATAATTTACAGATAGACTCTATTATTACTCCAACAACACCAACAAGACTTACAAATGCTACTGGTATGACATTTGATATATTAGAGCCTTATAGTATGGGTAACTTTTTGCAAGCCCTTAATGTTGCTGCGGTAACCGCAGGGTACGTAAATTATTTAGAAGCACCTTATTGTTTGACGATACAATTTAAAGGTTGGGATGATTTTGGACGTCCTGTAAATGCAAGAAGAGCTAGAAGGGTATATCCTATAAAGTTTGTTGACGTAAGATTTACAGTTGACGAAGAAGGAAGCAAATATTCTTGCCAAGCCATTCCTTACAATGAAACTGCACTAAGTGATCAAAATCAATCAACACATACTGATGTACAAATTAAAGGCAGAACTGTTGCTGAAATTTTGCAAACAGGCGCGGAAAGTTTAACAGTAATGCTTAACAATAGAGAATTAGCACTTGTAGATGCAAAGCAGAATGATGCAGCTAATAACTATATCATTATTTTCCCTGAAAGTTCTGAAAGTGACGGTGCATCAGATTTTGGGCCTGTTAGTAATAACGAAGGTGCTACTACACAAACTAGTAGAAGTAGTTCTTCAGATGGTATGCGCGAATTAAATCAAGAAGATCTACAAGAACTCTTTGCAAGTATTACAGGAATAGAGAATGGAAAACTACCTGCAAACTTTGAGCCAGGTATTAAAAATGTACAAGGTGTTTCTGTAGAAAGATCGCAGTTAGGAGAGCAAATCCGAGAGTTTGTAGAAGACGAAGAGAATCTGAACGACATAGGAAAGGCATCGCTTGTAAGCTCTAATTTAGACGGTGGCCGGCAGCCTATGTCAAGAGCGGGCAATGCAGAATCTGAAACAGTTCCTGGGGAAGTAGACAGATGTAGGGTGCAGAGATCAAACGATGTAAGAACAATGTCAGTATCCACCGGAAAGCGTGTGCAAGACATAATAGAAGGTGTCATAATTGCAAGTGAATTCGGAAGAAATGTTGTAAGAGCAGAACCAGATGAAAACGGCATGGTTCCTTGGTTTAGAATAGATTCTCAAGTTTACTTGGCTCCAGAACAAAGACAAGAACAACGAACAGGTGAAGTTCCTAAAATATTTGTCTATAGAGTGCTTCCGTACAAGGTACATAGAAGTAATTTCCAAACACCTACAGAAGTAAGTCCGGGAATAGAACAATTAAAAAGACAATGTGTTAAAGAGTATAATTATATCTACACAGGAAAAAACAAAGACATTGTTGATTTTGATATTAAATTTGACTTTGCATTCTTTACAGGTATAAACGGAGATTCAGGACAAGCATCATCAGATAGTAAAACAGCAGGTGCTGACGAACTTGCATCAGGAAATACAAGATCTACCACAGGAAGACCTGAAGGAAATTCGGAAGCATTGCCACAAGCTGGTAGATTGAAGTCAAATGTTCCTAGTAGAAATATTACAGACATTGGCGGACTTCCGTTATTTCCTGAAAATATAATTGCCATGAACTTTAATGAGGCATTGATAAACAGTCCAACAGATTTATTTCAAGTCGACCTTACAATACATGGAGATCCTTATTTCTTAGCAGACAGCGGAATGGGCAATTATAGCAGTCCTTCTTTGGGAGGTCTTTTAAATATGTTGAGTGATGGAAGTATGTCGTATGAAGATAGCGAAGTTGACATAAGATTAAATTTTAGAACTCCATTGGATTACGGACCAGACGGGTTTATGGAATTTCCTGGTTTTGGTGCTATTCCTGTAAGACAGTTTAGCGGTGTATATAAGGTTTTAATGTGTAAACACTCATTTAATCAAGGTGAGTTTACACAAACCTTAGATATGATTAGACGTAAAAACCAAGATCTAGAAACAAATACACCACCAGTTGACGGACCTGGCGGTGCAGTACAACAAGCAGAACCAGAAAATCAAATTACACCTACCCCTGAAGCATCTCAAGGAGGTACACAAGGGTCAAGCCAAAATGGCACAGGTGGACAATCAACTGCATCTCCGTCTAGATCTTCTGCACCTAGGACATCTCCAAGACCGCAGCAACGACCTAATACAAATAATGGATTTGGAAATGCTCAAGGCGGCGAGTTTGACACTACAAATGATAATAACGGTTTTGGTTTTAGACGCAGCGGCGAGTTTGGATAAGGAATAATCTATGGCAACTGAAACAAGAAAATCAGACGAATCAGTAGAAAAGATTGAAGGTTCTGGACCGTTTTTAGCCAAAGTAAAAAATCATCTTGACGGCGAATATATGGGACAGTTAGAAGTAGAATTACTTAGGCACAATCAAGAAGGTAACTCTACAGAAGCAACTGGACAAACTGTAACAGTTAGTTACCTTAGTCCGTTTTACGGAATAACTCCTTTTAAAGGCGTAAGCGAAAACGAAGGCAGTCAGCACAGTCAAAACAGTTATGGTTTTTGGGCAGTCCCACCAGATGTTGACACAACGGTATTAGTAATCTTTGCAGAAGGTAATAGGGGTAAAGGTTTTTGGATAGGATGTGTACAAGACCAATATATGAACTTTATGACTCCTGGTAGAGCTAGTACAGGTTTTAATGATGAAAACCCTGGAGAGCCTAGGCCTGTTGTTGAGTATAACAAAAGAACAGAGACCGGAGAAAAAAACAACCCTACTCAATTTATTAAACCCTGTGATGCAGAGGCATGTGCAGCCTTAGAAAGATCCGGGCTAATGGGAGATACGGTTAGAGGTCACACAAGTTCTAGTGCTAGACGTGAAACTCCGAGTATGGTTTTTGGATTGAGTACTCCTGGCCCTGCAGACAGAAGGGATGGCGCACCAAGAACTTCGTATGGAGACGAATCAGGACAAATACAAGTACCTTTTAATAGGTTAGGAGGAAGCACTTTTGTAATGGATGATGGCGATCCTAATCTATTCCGTACTAGTAAACCAAATGAAGGACCTAGTGCATATGCAAGTTTAGATCAAGGAGGATTGTCAGAATATCCTGCAAACGAACTTATACGTTTAAGAACAAGAACAGGACATCAGGTACTGCTCCATAATTCGGAAGACCTAATTTATATACAACATGCAAATGGTACTTACATAGAATTTACTTCTAACGGTAAAATAGATATTTTTTCAAAAGATAGCGTAAGTATACATTCTATGACAGATATTAATTTAAAAGCAGATAGAAATATTACTATGGAAGCCGGCAGTGCTATAAACATGAAGTCGGGTACTAACATAATGCAAGAAAGCGGAGCAGACTTTAACTTAAAAGTAGCCGCCAACGGAAAAATAACCACTGGAGGATCTACAAATATAACTGCAAGCGGAGTATTTGTCACTTCAGATCCAGTACACTTTAATGGTCCTACAGCACAAGGGGCTGGTGCTGCACCAAGTCCTACTCGTGTTCCTGAAGGAGGAGGATGGCAAGGTTCTGAAAACTTAAACCCAGCAGCTCATACTCCGGAACTAACAGAAACGGATAATATACCAGAAACAACAGCGCCTCCTGTCAATAAAGAAGGCGAGTTAATTGGAACTACAGCAAAAGAAACTCCCACAGACGCTGGGCAGAAAAATGTTCAAGATACATTTGAGCAATGTCCGCCTATGGAAACAGAACAACAAAACGGCGAAAGTGGCAGTTCCACTCCAAGTACTAGTTCTTCTACAACAAAAAATCCTGACAAAGCCACTGTAACAAGTGGACCAGATGACGGATTAAGAGGTTAAATATAGTATGAGTTCGCAAGAAAAGAAAATATACAAAGAGATAACAGTTAGTCCAAACGTCAAACCTGATTATGGTATTGGCGCTAAAACCTATAGAGGATTCAGTACAGTTGATCCTGAAGCGACAAGTTACGTTTTGTATGATTTAGCACTCATAAAACAGGACATAATTAATAACTTCCATGTACGTCAAGGAGAGTTATTATCAAACCCCGAGTTTGGTACTATTATTTGGGACGTACTTTTTGACCCACTTACAGATAATTTAAAAGATGCTATTGTACAAAATGTTACACAAATTGTAAACAGTGATCCTAGAGTAAAGGTAGACAAAATTATTGTTGATCAGTTTGAAAGTGGTATTTTAATAGACACTACACTTACTTTTTTACCGTATAATATTTCTGAAAGTATGCGTCTAACATTTGATGAAAATAATGGGTTTGCCTCTATATAATTAAATACGCAGTTTATCAATTTCAATAAATACTGTGTACGGAAAAGGAAGTTGCACATGTCATCAACAGACAGACAAAATAGATTACTTGTAGCTGAAGATTGGAAAAGAATTTATCAGTCATACAGAAACGCAGATTTCAAATCTTACGATTTTGACAATCTACGCAGAACTATGATAAATTATCTGCGTCAAAATTATCCAGAAGATTTTAATGATTATATTGAAAGTTCAGAATATCTTGCATTAATAGATTTGATAGCGTTTTTAGGTCAGAATTTAGCCTTCCGTACAGAACTTAATTCTAGAGAAAACTATTTAGAACTTGCAGAGCGTAGAGAAAGTGTTCTCCGCCTAGCAAGGATGCTATCTTATAATCCAAAGCGTAATCAAGCAGCTAATGGATTATTAAAGATGGAAAGTGTTAGTACCTCTGAAGAAGTTAGGGACAGTAATAATCTTAATCTTGCAAATCAAACTATACTATGGAACGACCCGGCAAATTCTAATTGGTTTGAACAATTTATTAAAGTAATGAATGCTTCATTGCCAGTTAATAACACGATTGGACGTCCTATAAAAACAGATAATGTAAACGGAGTACCTACATATCAATATAGATTTAACAGTACAAATAGCGATGTTCCTGTATACGGATTTAACAAAACTATTGACGGTGTAACAACAAGATTTGAAGTTGTAAGTACAGACGTTGTTGACGGCGCAATAGAAGAAGAAGCACCATTTCCTGGCAATAACTTTGCCTTCCTACAGAGAGATGATGGCAGAGGCGCCGCTAGTTCCAATACTGGATTTTTCTGTCATTTCCGCCAAGGAACTATAGACCAAGGTACATTTAATATTTCTAGTCCTAGTACTAATCAAGTAGTTGCTATAGATGCAGTTAACATTAATAACTCAGATATTTGGCTTTACAAGTTAGATAATTTTGGAAATGAAGAAGAGCTTTGGAACAAAGTTGATGCTGTAGAAGGAAACAATGTTATCTACAATAGTTTAAGTAAAAACATAAGAAATATCTATAGTGTGTTAACTAGAGCAAATGACAGGGTTAGTTTAATCTTTAGTGACGGTACATTTGGTACACTGCCTCAAGGTAATTTTAAAGTGTACTATAGAACTAGTAAAAATAGAAGAATTGTAATAGATCCAAGTGATATGAAAGGTGTTAGTGTAAGAATTCCTTACGTTAGCCGCACTGGTAAATCCGAAAGCCTTACAATTACTTTTAGTTTAAAATATACAGTCGATAATAGCACTGTAAGTGAAAGCAATGCAAGCATTAAAGCAAATGCTCCTGCTACATACTATACTCAAAATAGAATGGTAACAGCTGAAGATTACCAAATTGGCCCATTAGGCATAAGCCAAGAAATAGTTAAAGTAAAAAGTGTTAATCGGACGGCAAGCGGAATAAGTAGATATTTTGATCTTACAGATGCTACAGGAAAATATTCTAAAACAAACTTATTTGCAGACGATGGAATAATTTACAAAGAATTTTTAAATCCTAAACAAACGTTTAGTTTTGCAACTAGAACAGATGTCGAAGCAGCTATTGTTAATGTGATTAATCCAATTTTATCTGATAAAAAAGTAAAGAATTTTTATTATAATAGTTTTCCTAAAATTTTACTAGGAGACCTAAATAATACCTGGACAAATGTAGTAACAGATACTAATTTATCTACAGGATATTTTACTAATGCATCTGGTGTAATTAGTAAACTTGGAACATTTACAGCAAGTACACTTAAACTTGTGAGAACAAGTTCCATGCTTAAATTTTTACCATCTGAAGGAAAATACTACGATACAACAAATAATAACATGATGGAAGATATACCAGCAGATGGAAAAATACCACCTGGCGGAAAATCTTATCTATGGACAAAGGTTATTACGGTAGGCGGAGACGGAACAGTACTAAGAGATGACGGCAACGGACCAGTGGTGTTTAATGATATTATCCCTACAGGGAGTAAACTTGTACAGGTTATTCCTAGACTTGCAACCACACTAGAAACAACTGTGCAAACACAAATTATTGACCAAGCATTTGTTTACAAAACATTTGGGTTACGTTTTGATACAAATGTAGGCGAATGGAGAATTATCACAAATAACAACTTAGATATAAACGGTGATTTTAGTATTGGTAAGACAGGGGATAATACTAACCAACAATTAGACTCTAGTTGGTTATTGTTGTTTGAAACAGATGGCGAAAAGTATACTATCACATATAGAGCAAGTAGATATGTTTTTGAAAGCGATAAAGAAATAAGATTCTACTACGACGGCAGCGACAAAATATATGATAATAGATCAGGAGAAATTATTAAGGATAAAATTAATATACTTAATATCAACAAACAACCTGACTCAGCTGAAGCATTTTCTATAGATTATCCTTGGGAAATTGTAGAGGAATACAGAGACGCAGAAGGATATGTTAACAGTAAAAAAATTCAGGTTAGTTTCTTTGATTCTGACGATGACGGAGTAGTAGATGATCCTGATATTTTTGATGTTATTATAGATGAAACAACAAACCCATTAACCAAGTATGTTTTCTTAGAGAAAAAAACAACTTCTGATGCAGTAGAAGATTACAATTATATCTCACAAAGTGATTTAGGTATAATTGTATTGGAAAGCAAAGACAGTATCGGGTCGTTAACAGCATACGAAGATGCACAGCTATTTTATTATATAGAAACAAATGTAATAGAAAGATTAAACAAAGCCGCAGGAACACTTACTATTGTACAGGATTACAAAGCAAGATTAGGTAGAGACGGATTAAAATTCCAGTACGTGCATGCTGCTGATGCAAACACTAGAATAGATCCTAGTGTTAGTAACATAATTGACACTTATTTGTTAACAAGAAATTATGATACAAATTTTAGACAATATTTAGAAGGTACTACTTCTAGTACTCCGTTGCCACCTAGTTCAGATGAGCTTTACTTAAATTATGGTATTAATATCAATAAAATAAAATCACTTAGTGACGAAGTGATTTATCATCCAGTTAAGTATAAAATATTATTTGGCGATAAGGCACCTACAGACTTGCAAGCAAAATTTAAAATTGTAAAAAATCCTGATCAGGTTATTAATGATAATGATCTTAAATCTAGAGTAATTACAGCAGTAAATCAATTTTTTGCTTTAGAAAATTGGGAATTTGGAGAAACTTTTTACTTTTCAGAACTTAGTGCATATGTTATGCAAGAATTGACCCCTGACTTGGTTACCTTTGTTGTTGTACCTAATCAGAGCACTCAAAGTTTTGGTAGTTTATTTGAAGTAAAATCAGAAGCAGATGAAATTTTTATAAGTGGTGCAACTGTAGATGATATAGATATAATTGATGGAGTAACTGCATCTAGACTTAAAGCAGATGGAAGTATAGTTACAACTTCGGCCACACCGTATGTTGGCATCCAATCAGGAGGTAATAGCTAAAAATGGCTTTCGAAAACGATCAAAACGAATCAGCTCTACCTGTTAACGGGAATAGTAAAAGAAAAAGTCAAAATCATTTACCTCGCTTTTATAGAACGCAGGCAAATACTAAATTTTTAAGTTCGACCTTAGATCAATTAATACAACCTGGCGTAGTTGAAAAAATCAATGGATACGTTGGTCGCAAAACATCTAAAGCATTTAATCCTAAAGATAATTATGTAGGTGATGTTTCTTCTGATAGAGAAAACTATCAACTAGAGCCTGCAAGTATTATTAAGGATGATTTAGGTAATGTTACTTTTTATAAAGATTACAATGATTACGTAAATCAATTAAGAAGTTTTTTCAATCAAAACGTTGATCACAGTGTAATTAACAGCCAAGAATATTATGCATGGGAACCTCATATAGATTGGGATAAATTTATCAATTTTAGAGAATACTACTGGCTACCAAGTGGTCCTCAATCAATTAGTGTTAAGGGAAATACAATAGATGTTGAAAGTTCTATCACAGTAAAAATTGGGGACAACCAGGACAATAACACTTATTTGTTTTCAACATTTCCGGGCACTAACAATCCTACACTTACATTATATAGAGGACAAACTTATAAATTTGAAATAGACACTCCTAATCTTCCGTTTACAATAAAAACAAAAAGGACATTAGAAAGTGGATTTGACCTTGACAGCAGTAGTATACTTGTTGAGAACGGTGTCGATGTACAGAATTTAGAAAAAGGTGTTTCTACCTTTATACTAGGCGACGATGTTCCTGACACAATTTATTATGTTGCAGCAAATGATATTGATGCTGCCGGAACTATTATTGTAAAAGATATTGAAGAAGCAACGTTTATAAATGTCGATGAAGAAATATTAGGTAAAAGATTTTATAAAACATCTAATGGATTTTCTCTTTCTAATGGAATGAAAATTAATTTTATCGGAGATGTAGAACCTGCAAAGTATGCTACTGGTGATTATTATGTAGAAGGAGTAGGCACTGCTATTCGATTAATATCAGAAAAAGATTTAAATGTTCCCTCTGCATTTACGGATGATATAATTTTAGAATTTGATGCTGAGGGTTTTGATAGATTACCATATAGTAGGGCTATTGGTTATCCTACAGACAAGGATTATTTTATTATAAACAGGTCAGCAAACGACGGAAATTTATGGAGTAGATACAATCGCTGGTTCCATAAATCTGTTATAGAAACAGCAGCATCTGAAAATAATCAACCTGTAGAAATTGATCAGTCAGCTAGAGCAAAACGTCCTATTATAGAATTTGCATCTCAGTTAAAATTATTTAATTTTGGCACTAAAGCAAAGCAAGATGTAGATCTTATCGACGACTATACTACAGACGTATTTTCTATCATAGAAGGCAGTACAGGATATAATGTTGACGGTATAGACATTGCGGAAGGTATGCGTATTCTGTTTACAGCAGATACTGATATTTTAGTAAATGGCAGAATTTTTGAAGTAGAGTTTATTAATCATAATGTAGGCGGCGAGCTAGTTCAGGAACGACAAATTTACCTTAAAGAAGTTGGTGATACCCAGCCTTTAGAAAATGAAGTAGTTCTTGTATCAAATGGCGTTAACAATAAAGGTAAACTTTTTTACTACAATGGTACATCATGGGTAGCATGTCAAGATAAAACTCAAACTAATCAACCCCCGTTGTTTGACCTGTTTGACGATGAAGGAAATAGTTATAGCGATCTAAATGTATATCCTGCTTCTAATTTTGGTGGTAATAAGATATTTTCATATAAAGAAGGTACAGGATCAGCAGATACAGAATTAGGAATAGCTTTATCATATAGAAGCATAGAAAATGTTGGAGATATTGTATTTGATTTTAATTTATTATCTGACAGTTTTACATATACACTAAACAATCAGATATTTTCTAAAAACTCTGATATAGCATATTTGCGGAAGTATACTGACAGACTAAATTACGATACAGTTAATGGTTGGCAAAAAGCAGAAGCAGATAGCGATCAACCTGTTATCAGACAGTATGTTTTTGACAATACTACTGTTGGATTTGAAATTGATGTTTATGATAATAGTGCATTATTAGAAGACTTATGGATTAGGGTATACAAAAACAATACATTAGTTTTTGAAGGAGTAGATTATACTTTACAAACTAATGTAAAAAACAATTATAATGTTGTTTTTAATAATGATCTAAATTTAGATGATGTAATAATTATCAAAACAAAAAGCTCTGCAAAAAAGAATGACAATGGATTTTATGAATTACCTATTAACGTAGAACGAAATCCAAATAATGACAACTTACTTGATTTTACTTTAGGAGAAGTAAATGACCATGTGGGTACAATAGTAGAAGGCACACATGAGTTCGTTGGAGTCTATCCTGGAATAGGAAATCTAAGAGACATAGGCCCAATTTCAAAATTTGGTAGAAGATTTGTACAACATAGTGCTCCAACAAATTTAAGTTTGTATCATATATTAGACAAAGACAGTAATATTGTTAATGCTATTAGATTTGCAAGACGAGAGTATGCAAAATTTAAGAGATCTTTTATTACTGAAATTACTAATCTAGGCATTGACAAACCAGTAGTAGAACACTTTGACGAAGTTATGAAAGTTATTAATAGAGATAAAACAGATACTATGCCGTTTTATTTCTCTGACATGATAGCATTAGGAGCTGTTAAGAAAAATACCTATACTGTAATAGATAGTGATGAAATATTTTTTGCACTATCAGCGGTATTTAATTTAACAGATCAAACTCGTAAGTCTGTATTAGTTTACAAAAATAATGTGCAACTTGCCTATGGTGTAGACTATACTTTTAATACAGATGGATTTTGCGTAATTACCGCTGATAAAGCAGTAGATGACATAATTAATATTTACGAATATGAAAATACAAACGGAAGTTATGTACCACCAACTCCTACCAAGTTAGGTTTATATCCTAAATATGTCCCACAATTTATTATTGACAATACATATCAACCTTATATAAATTCTTATACACCTACAAACAGTAATAAAACTAGATTTGCTATAACGGATTTACATAAAATAATACCTGACAATTTGATCAAGGTATATATTGAAGGTGCATTGCAAACTAGTAATTATACAATTGATAGATCTGTAGATGAAGATGCTGTAATCTTTGGAACTCCTATAGAAGCTAACGATACAGTAACCATCGAATATCCAAAAGTTTACATACAAGGACATGATGGAAGTAGAATTTTTGCGTATAATGATTATAGAGACGATTTAATTTTCGAATTAGAAAGAAGAATTTTCAACAATATTAAGGTTGAGTACGATACTTCTTTATTTGACATCCATGATTTTATCAGCGGAGAATTTAGACAAGCAAAAATTACAAGACATGATGCAAACAAGCCTATGTTGAAAGATTTTCTTGAATGGGCCAACTTTGTAGAAACTGATTATACTGCACATACTTTCTTTGAAAGAGAAAATAAATTCACATTTAATTATAAAAACTTACCAAGCATAACTGGCAGTGCAGTACCTGGTTATTGGAGACAAATTTATAAAGAAGCATTTGATACAGATCGCCCTCATACGCATCCATGGGAAATGTTAGGATTTAGTATTGAGCCTAGTTGGTGGGTAGACGTTTATGGTCCTGCGCCGTATACATATAATAACGAAATACTTTGGTCTGACATAGAAGCAGGCATAGTTAGAGAGCCCGGAAAGAAACTTGTATTTTTAGAAAAATATAAACGCCCAGGCATAAAATCTGTTATACCTGTAGATGCATCTGGTAATTTACTATCACCTATAGACAAAGGATACATTACTCAATTTGATTCATCAATGATTGATGATACGTTTGTGTTTGGTGACGGCGCCCCTGCAGAATCTGCATGGAGAAACAGTGCAGAATTTCCATTTGCTTTATTAACATCTATGGTTGTTAATTGTCCTAGCAAAGCATTTGCTACAGGCTTTGATAGAATACGCCAAGTTAAAAATTTAGCTGATCAGATTGTTTATAAAGAAACAAACAAAAGAATCAATTTAAAAAATATTGTATTTCCAAATACTAGCAAAGACACTACACAAGTGTACACTGCTGGACTTACTAACTATATTGCGAACTATATGTCTTCGGATGTTCTTACATCCTATGTTGACTATAAGTCCAACATACGAAACCTAACCAATCAAATAGGATTTAAGTTAGGAGGATTTACAGACAAAGATAAGTTCAAATTAATTCTCGATAGTAGAACACCTACTAATCAAGGCAATGTTTTTATCCCTGACGAAAATTATAAAATATTTTTAAACACTAGTTCTCCTATACAAACTGTATCATACAGTGGTGTAATTATCGAAAAACGTGCCGACGGGTTTGTGGTAAAAGGATATGACAAAGAAAGTGCAGAATTTAATTACTTCCAGTCTATTGCTACACAAAATGATCCCTCTATAAACATTGGAGGTATTTCAGAACCTTATTTGACTTGGAATGAGAATAAAACCTACACAGTAGGACAAAATGTTGAAAACCAAGGCTCATATTTTAGAGTTAAAGAAACACATGTCAGTGGTAATACATTTGATAATAGTAAATTTGCCAAACTTGCGAGTTTACCATTAATAGGTGGCAGAACTGCATTCGTAAGAAAACGCTTTTCAAATACAGTATTGACCTTAAGTTATGGAACATTGCTTCCAAAAATACAAGACGTAATTGATTTCTTATTAGGTTATGGCGAATATTTAGAATCTATAGGATTTGTTTTTGATTATTTTGAAGGTAACGAAAAAACCGTATTTAATTGGCGTCACAGTGTTAATGAGTTTTTATTCTGGACTACCCAAAATTGGGCAGAAGGATCCGTTCTCACTCTAAGTCCAGCAGCTAACCAATTAAAGTTCCAAACAGAATATTCTTCTGTAGACAATATTTTTGATAGTTTTTATGGTTATACCCTTTTCAAAGCAGACGGTAAAAAGTTAGTAGAAGAATTTAGTAGTTTGGGTAGAGAACCTAATACGTTTGTAATTAAACCCAAAAACACAGAAGACGGAATATATGCAGTTAGATTGCCTGTTGTACAAACAGAACATGTGTGCTTGATAGATAACAAAACTGTATTTGGTGATGTAATTTATGATTTACAACCAGGATACAGACAAGAACGAATTAAAATTTTAGGCTACAAAACAGACGAATGGGACGGCAGT